CCCCTGTACTCTGACGCTGCGCCGGTTGCCGTCGAAATCGACCCGTTCTTTGTCCCGGACCAACTCGACACCAAACGGCAGTTTACGAGCCTCCTGACGGTCACTTACCAACTGTTTCGCTGAGAGGAAGCGTTAAATGTCCGAACTGCTTCTCAAAGTTGGCGATTCCGGTGGCTACCGAGATGGCGACATTGTCGCGATCAAGCCGGACGGGTGGTTGATTCCCGCTTCGGACATGGCGACGTGGCTCAAGGATGGCAAGGAACCGATGTTTCTGGCCACAATGCCCCTCTACATCGCTAACGGTTGCCGCCGCCGCGTGCTGGCTATCCGGTGGAAACGGGCACACACCGCTGCGGAAGTGGAAGCGGAATATGGGTTGTCCAAGGGTGCAGGTGAGACGGAAAAGGCCGAGGCTGATCGCGATGCGGCTGAGTTCGAGGCCACCGGGCTTGATACCAATTGGGGCACTTCGGACCTCAAGGTTCATGCCGTCGTGCGCGTGGCCGACTTGGCCGAGCACGATACGCGGGAGTTTCTCGACCGCGACTGGGCAAACGATCACACGCACCGGACGCTGGGCAAGGTTCGTTACCGACTACCCTATGCGAATGTTTTGGCCCCCGAGAAGGTGGCCGACATGCAAGACAAGACGAAGCGGGTGGACGTGAACCGAACCCTCGCGCTTCCCAAAACCGCGATTCAACCCGCGGCACGAGCGGCGGAGAAAGCCTGATGGCATGGCCTGACGGCGGAACAAACGAGGTCACGGAAACCATCGGCGCGACCGGGCGCAACTACTCCACGATCGCGGCATGGGAGGCCGCGACGGACGAGGACTGCACGGCGGGTTGGGGTGAGGGCATTTATGCCGCCCCGTGCTCGCCTGTGGGCGATTGCTACGACGATGGGGATTTTGCCGACAACGTGACGATGGCCGGTACGACCACCAACTCCACGTATTTCCGCAGATTGACGGTCCACGCGGGCCAGAGACATGCCGGTGTGGATGGCGCAGGCGTTACGACGACAGGAACGCTGACCATCGGCAACTATGATGATTACGCCGTTGTCGAATGGCTCATCATCAAGAGCAGCACGACGTACCAGGTGTATCTGTTCTATTCGCACAATGGCACCTCGCTGATGTTGCGAAACTGTATCGTTTGCGGAACGGGCGAAGTTGGGATTTTCAGCGGTGATGGGGGTCTGGCCCGCACTTTGTATGTTCGCAACTGTGTAGTCTACGGCATGACAGGTTCGTATCCGCGACCGATGTTGTTCGACGCTACCGATACCATATACGTGCAAAACTGTTCGGTGCTCGGCTCAACTTACTCGGGCGTCATAACCTATGGCATCTGCACCAACGTCATTTGCATGGCAGATTCGGGGAAGGACTGTTTCTATCAATGTACCGGCGACTACAACATCGGCCGCGATGAAACCGCGCCTGGCGAGAACAGCATCGACAACGTAGCACCGACCGATATTTACACGAACGTCGGGTCGGGCACGAAAGACCTGCACCTCAAGAGCGATGCCACGCCCGCGGCCGGTGCCGGTGCGGACCTCTCGGCGCAATTCACCATCGACATCGACGGCGACACGCGAGTGGCCTGGGACATCGGGGCGGATGAGTACGTGGCGGGTGGGCCGACGTTCAATCCGTCCTGGTACGTCCAGCGCCGGCGAGGCCGGGAGGCAGCCTGATGAGCAGCGACATTCATAGCGTTCTCGTCGGAGAGGTTTGGCGCAAGGCGTCTGTCGTCGCCAAGGCGAGCGGCAGCGCCATCGCCGCGGGCACGGTCAACTATTACCTCAAGGCCCTGACGGGTGCCGACGCCGGGAAGTGGTGGAAAAACGCCGACCAGACGTGGGACGTGGCCGAGACGGCCAACGCCATGACGCACCAGGCAGACGGCTGCTGGACGATCACGCTTGCGGCCACGCCGTTCGCCGACGCGATCCTCTACCTGGAATATGCGAAGGAATCAGGTGATCTCCACGTCGCCGGCGAGGGCCGGCTGCTGCGCGGGAAGGCCGTCGTGACGGACGCGAACGTGACGCAGTATCTCGGTACGGCTTGCCCCGCCGCCAACGTGGCAGGCGTGCCGCCGGTGGATCTGACGCACATCGACGGCGAAGAAACCCAAGGTAACAACGCCACGCTCTACCTGAAGAAACTCGACATCGTGAACGTGGATGCTCCGGCGGTGTCCATCACATCGAATGCCTCTTTCGCAATGGAAATCTACAACAACGTTGGTTCGGCGCTCTTGGTTAAGGGGCAGGCATATGGCGTTGCTATTGAAGCGGAGGCTGGGACGGGCGCCTATATCTACTCGTCGGGTGGAAATGGTAACGGGCTGCAACTTGTCGGAAGCGGAACGGGCTACGACCTGAACGCCGACATCCACGGCACGATTGACGCCGTGACGACGCTGACGACCTACACCGGCAACACGCCACAGACGGCCAACCATACCGCCAGCGTCGCGGCCATCCTCGCGGACACGGGCGAACTTCAGACCAACCAAGGCGCATGGGCCACGGCCACCGGCTTTGCCACGAGCGCCAAACAGAACACGATGGAGACGACGCTCAACGACAACCGCATCATTCTTGCGGACTGGGAGGTTGATGAACGTCTCGATGTTCTTCTCGCCAGCGCCAATGCGGCAGCCCTCGACGTTGCAGCGTGGTGGGTGAACGGCGGGCGGCTCGACCTGTTGCTCGATCAAGTTCTCGAAGACACAGGCGAACTCCAAACCAATCAAGGCGCATGGGCCACGGCCACGGGATTCAGCACCCACCACCAGTCCGACGTGTGGGGCGTGGCCGCCCGCACCTTGTCGGCCGCCACGAACCTGAATATCCCCACCTCCGACCAGAACGCGGCGGCCACGTGGGCTGAGGCGGCGCGTACCCTTACGGCCTCGACGAACCTGAATATTCCTACAAGCGACCACGTGGCACAAGCCGTCCTCGGCACGAGCGTCAGCGACGTGGAGGACACGGCCGCGCAGCACAGCCTGACGACGCTGGTACTGGGGACGCTGGAGAGCTCCATTAGCGGCACGACCTGGACGATCAAGAAGACTGGCGGGACGACATTCACGACCAAGACGGTGACCTCGGACGCCGACGCCGTGCCGATAGTTGGAGTCACATGATGAGCGCGGGCGTGAGGGACATCCTGCGGTGGACGCTGCACTGGTGGGACAAGCCGGGAGTCGCGGCGGCATACATCCTATCAGCCAGCGTCGGCATACGGCCGACCTCGGCCAGCGTCGGCATACGGCCGACCTCGGCCAGCGTCGGCATACGGCCGACCTCGGCCAGCGTCGGCATACGGCCGACCTCGGCCACGACGCCGCTGACGGAGTAACGTGATGGCGAGCCCCGATTTCATCGTAAAGACCGGCGACACGAGGGACTGGGTATTCACGCTCTCGGATACCGACGCCACGGCCCTGGACCTGACTAGCGCCAGGGTGTGGTTTAGGCTTCGGCGACACGAGTGGCACACCGATAATCTGTTCTGTCGCGATACCGGCGGCACAGGCAGCGACTACATCAGCACGGGCGACGACGCCGGCACGGTGACGATAACGCCGACCGCGGCAGACTGGTCGGACCTGAGCGATTCTTCCGGCGTATTCGTCGGGGAGTTCAAGGTCTCGGACCAGAATGACGACGTGCTCTTCACGAAGGACATCAGGGTAAGAATTGACGAGGCGATGTTCTAATGGGCCTATTCGATAAGGACGTTGAGAATTGCGTAGACTGCGGCAAGGGCGTGTCGGGGGGCCGGGCGTTCGACTCCACGGCCTGCCGGTGCGGGGACTGCCGCAAGACGTGGGGCGACAGGGCGGATGCCGCTATCCTGGCGACCCAGCTCAAGAGCGAGGCCCGGCGAAAGGCTGAGGAAGGGTTAGACAGGACCTACTGATATGGCACTCGACCAATACGCAGTTCTGACCCTAGGCGACGCCCAGCTGTTCCTCGGCAAGGGCGACGCGGACACCGCGGACGACCAGCTTCTGGATATGCTGATACAGCAGGCCAGCAAGATGGTCGCCGATGAGATCGGCACGGGCAGTGTGGTATCCAAGGCCTACAAGGAGTACCACGACGGGCATGGGGGTAGGAATATCTGGCTGAACAATTTCCCCGTAACGGGCGTGGACTTCATCAGTACGAGCAGGGACGACGCCATGACCGTCTCGTACGACGGCGACGATTCCTCCTATGCCACGGTCGAGGTCACCAGCACGGAGCTCCAGCTGCGTAAGCGGGTCAGCGGCGTGCTGACGGCCAGCGCGTTCACGCTGGAGGACTACGCTACCCTGACCCTGCTGGAGGCGGCCGTGGAGGCCGTGGCCGGCTGGACCGTGGTGGTGAGCGCCGACTACGCGACGTACGCGGCCGCCAGCCTGTCGCCGGTGCCCGCCAAGGACGCTCGCGACAACGCCGTGACGCTGGGGGTGCCGGACCAGGGCGAGGGCGCGTGCGAGCTGGCGAACGAATGGGGCCGTATCTATAACCCGTACGGCTGGACCGCGGGGCACAGGAACGTCTACATCGAGTACACGGCCGGATGGCCGCGGTCCGAGATACCGCAGCCAATACGGTCGGCGTGCCTGGAACTCGTGAAGATGATGTACGACCTGCGGTCCAAGGATGGGACTGTGGAGTCCGAGAAGATCGGCGAGTACTCGTATAAGCTGGCCAGCAACGTGGACCTGACCAAGAGCACGCTGATAGCTGAAAAGTTGGCTAATTATCGTCGGCCGCTTGTGATGGGGGCGTGATGAGCGTCAGTAGCCTCTGCAACACGACCGCGACTGTGTACAGCTGGACCAAGACAAGTGACTTATACGGCGGATGGACCCGCACGAGCGACGCCCGCTATGCGGGCATGCCGTGTAGAATTCAGGCCATCAGCGGCGAGGAGCGGATGACGTACGCCAGCCAACGGGTCATGGTGACACATAAACTATACGCCCCGCCGGACTATTCGGGCATCGATCCGGAGGACCACGTCGTGGACGCCGACGGCACGAGGTACCGGGTGCAGTTCGTGCGCGACCCCGACCAAATGGGCCACCATACCGAGGTGGTGATGGAGCAGGTCCAGGGAGGCATCCACTAGGATGACACTCATTTGGCGAGGCAATCAGGCGGTGGCGATGATTCGCCGCGACGCTCGCGCCAAGGTGCGCACGGCGTGCGAGATCACGGAGAAGGCCATCAAGGCCAGCATGAAGAAGGGCGGCCGCACCGAGAGCGGCGAGCGCGGCCACGGCGAGAAGCTGGAGAAGGTCGGTACCTATGTATCGGCCCCCGGCGAGCCGCCGCGGGTGCAGACCGGCGTGCTGCGGCGCAGCTACACGCACGAGATGCACGAGGTGCTGCCCATAGGGCGGGTGGGCACGAATGTTTTCTACGGCAAGCTGCTGGAGTTTGGGACCCGGCGCGTGGTCGCCCGGCCGCACGTGCGGCCGGTACTACACGCCCTGCGGGGCGCGTACAGGGCGATCTTTGGAGTGAAAACTCGTGGCCTCTGATTTCCCGCAGGTCGTGAAGGCGCTGGTGGCGGCGGCCAAGGCCCACGGGGCCCTGACCGCCAAAGTCAGCAACCGCGTGTACTTCGGCAAGGCCGACGACGTGGCCATGCCCTACTGCGTGCTGACGGCCGTGGCGCCGGACGGGCCGCAACGGTGCTTCGCCAGCTCGGCTGACTACCAGGACGTGCTGGTGCAGTGGGACCTGTTCGACGACGAGCCGTCGTTCGCGACGAACCTGAAGGCCATGGAGAGCGATTTGAACCTGCTGTTCGACCGGCAGGCAGTAGAGTACGACAGCCTAACGCACGTCGGGTGCGCCAGGGAGGGCCCCGGATTCGGCCCGGTGTGGGACGGGACCGCGTGGCAGCGAAGCATAACCTATCGGGTAATGTACAAGTAAGGAGAGACTCAGATGGCTGAGATCGCCGGCTACGGAGGGCGTTTTACTTTCGGGACGAGCACCGTCTCAGATACCAAGCATAATATCTTGTCGTGGAGCGCGGAAGTAACGTGCGATGCGCTGGAGACCACCAGCTTCGCCGACGCCGGCCAGCGGTGCTATATTCGCGGCCTGCGCGGGTGGACGGCGACGGTGGAGGGCCTGGTAGACGCAACTAACAGCATCGCCGCCACGGTGCCCGGCACGGCGGCGTCGCTAAAGCTGTATATCAACGCTACGAAGTATTACCTGGGGGACGCTCTGTGCACGGGCTTCAGTCCGGGCGTGGCGGTTGACG